CCACCTGCTTGCTTGTATGCAAGAGCGTCGATGTTTCGACCATCTGTCCAGTTTGGGCCACACCAGCGACCATGAATGCGAACCATTAGGTTCACCTCAAGAGGACAATACTTCTGATTGAACGAGTGCTGCATAAACAGCAGCGTCAGCACGAGCACGATATCCATAGAGTTTACCAGCCATTGCTTTTGCTCCTAGGTTGTTGCTGCCACGGATTTGAAGGAAGAAGTCGTTTGTTGCTATGATCCCAATGTATTCCAATGCAGATGGTGGAGTTTCCATTGAAGTGCGGCTAAAGCCCACACCAGCGTCTACGAATCCTGCGGCTCTGATGTCCATGTTAGCGGTAGCAAGACATGCGGAGTCAGATAGGTTAGCAACTGCAGTTCGTGAGGTTGTAGTAAGCGAAGCAGTGACTTGAGTGTTAAGAGCAGCAACTGCATCTGGAGCAAGTGGATCAAGGTTTACTGCTTGAACAACGAATACTTCATTGTCCAGGGGGTTCAACTGTAGATCTACACTTGCTTGTGTAAATGTGTTCGGTCCAGATTCTGAAATATCGAATCCGATTGTAATTAGGCTAGATGTAGACTTGAGTCCTTTAGGCATAACCTATCATGATAGTCGGAGGGTTATAGTAGTAATGTGAGCACTGTCACCCTTAACCTATCACGGTTATAGTGGGTTTTCAGGGTACTGAAAGCCCAACCTATCTGGTTGCGTAGGTTTTCTGGGTTACATACATAAGTAGGTTCTACTTGGGTTGTAATATGTGCATAGAATGTTCTAAGTGCGGATCAGTATTTTTCTGCAAAACCAACACAATAATGACCGACCAAGGACGATTTCCCCATGTATCCCATCCATGGGCGGCCAGAGAATGCCAAGTAAACTTTCATTTCATTGCAAACTGTAGGTGTTGCCAATGAATACTGTTCACAGACTAGATATTCTTGGTGGTAAAAATGTCGAATGCGTCGATTGTGGCAATCTTTACGGCATTCATTTTGGATACAATGGTGGAATCTGTGTAGATCCTCTTTGTTTTGCTTGCATTATGAAGTATCTTGATTCAATTAATGCGGTGATTGGATGAGAATCAACAGAACCTTCTCAATCCCAATCGAATTAGTCCAAGAGCTGAAGAAAAAACACAATCAATCTGAGACAGTTACCAGGGCATTGAGAAAATACCTTGATGGAGATGTAATGGAGGTCAAAGATATACCAACAAAACAACTTTTAGTTGCTGTTCGAACCAGATATTCTCAGTTCGATACTGAATATCAATTGCTAACTACAGTAATCTCACTGCTTACTTCTTGAGATCCTTACGAAGAAGTTTGATTTGTGCCAGGATCTCTTTGAGAACTGTTACCATTGGATGTTCCATCATCATCACTTCTCAAATGCACGACGTGCGGTTTTACGAACTTCGCCTTTTGTTGTGCCTTTGGACATCTTATGTGCCATTTTTACCGCACTCTTGAATCCATTCTTTTTCCATTGACCATTCTTTTTCTTGAAATCTGGTGCAACTTTACGGAAGTTTGCTTTGTAGCGACGGGAGTATGCAGAAGATCTCTTCTTCTTTGGCATTACCTGGTTATCTGCAGGTGGCATTGGAGTCTCCTCTATCGTTAAGCCATTGAGCAATGACAGGTATTCTTCCATACTCATTGTTACTTCTACCATATCATCGACTCCTGGTTAAACTTGCACCTGCAATTCCTGCAGCTACTAGTTTTGCTTTTGCAGAAAGAGCCGCATTCCTGGTTGTCAGAGATACCAGGAGTGCGGTTCTTACGAGTTTACGATCACCTGCAGAGGAACATCCCCTGGTATTAGCACAATCTTTGTCATGATCTCGACAGGCGCAGTCTAACTTATCGACACAACGGCCTTTGAAATCGCCACCTGCTTGCTTGTATGCAAGAGCGTCGATGTTTCGACCATCTGTCCAGTTTGGGCCACACCAGCGACCATGAATGCGAACCATTAGGTTCACCTCAAGAGGACAATACTTCTGATTGAAC